CAAGCGCTAATGCGCTTTAGACAGTCAGGATTAATTCAACTACGGATGGACTATGAGCCAGAACCCGTAGATAACACGAAAAGGGTATTTTATTAATGGGAGCTCAAGTACCAATAACAGCACTTGCTGGGGCACTATTACCACGAGAAGTAATTCGAAGATTAGGATTAGCTTCGCTTTTAGGTGGCGCTGCATATGCAGGTTTTGAAGCAGAACCTCATGTGCAAAATATACTTGATAGTAGAAAAGACACTACTCCAGCGGGAGGTATTGTTGATGCTTATCCTGGTACACAAACAGGTGTACAAGATTGGACTACAGCGTTTAAAAAACAAGACGATAATCCTAAAGAGGTAGAAGGAGAATATATGTCCCCTGGAAGTGGTCTTCCTGATCCGGGTGATGAAGATCCAGATGACGAGGAAAGAAAAAAATATAATAGAGACACATTTAAAAAAATACTTAACGAAATACAAAAAGGAAAAAAAACTTACGAGGAATATAAAACTTATAGAGATATATTTAATCAAGTTAAAGAATTTAATCCTGATCTTTGGGAATCATTTAAAGATAATAGAAAATTTAAAAACTCTTTAAGTAAAATTAATCAACAGCCAATTGATGTATATAAAAATATTTATTATGAGATATACAAAGATCCAAATTATCAACCTGAGATAGAAGGTTACTCATTATGGAATGATCCTGCTGGTATTTTAAAATTACCAGAAGATAGAATACCAGGCGACGCAGTATCTTATCCGGTTGTAAATATTACAGCGGGTAAAAAAGAAACTATTCAGCAAATAGCAGACGAACAAGGAATAACTTTTGGTGCTGCGAAGTCTTTATTTGAAAAACAGCTAGCTCGTCATATTAAAATAACTAAAAAAATAAACAGAGAAAAAAGATTGTTTAAACAAGGAGGACAAGAAGCTGTTGACGAATATAACATGGAACAAGCCGCTCAAAGAAGAGAGAGAAAATATCGAAGGCGAGCTATTAAAGCTGGGGATGAATTTGGTTACAGTGAAACAGATAAAGTTATTAACAGGCAGCAAATTACTCTTCAAAAATCATATAATGATGTAATTAATTTTGATAAGACTATGCAAGATAAAATTTTTAATGATGCAAGTCTAGTTGACCACAATAATCGAGGTCGTTTAACTTTCACGGTAACTTCTGATGGTGAAGTTGTTAATAGACCTGTTATAAATGAATTAAAAAAAATTTTTGAAACCGAGGGCAAACAAGCAACAGTTAGATTTTATGAGAAAGACCATATAGAGTCAATTGAAGGAGGCACTCAAGGATTACATTTAGGCGCTAATCAACAAGTAATACCAAGAGTTTTACATAAAAATTTTGTTGGCCCTGCTGAAATATTTATAGCGGATAATTATAATAACCCAGAAGCAGCAGAAAAAATTAAGACTATAATTGCCACAGCAAATGAACTTCAAATAACGCTTTCTCCTAATGTTCCAAAAGGATCTTTAAAAGATTTTGGTTTTACCGGTAGAAGAGTAGGTTTCAAACAACCAAGTTATGTTGGTTCTGTTATTGGAAGAGTTAGAGATAATGTTAATTACTACACGCCGTATGTAAAAATTGCAGATGCTTTATTAGATAAACTAGTTCCAGAAAGCACAACTCCATTATTACCAAAAAAAGCACAAGGTGGCCGTGTAGGTTACAAGGAAGGAAACACAGTTAAAAAAGAATTTAAAGACCTCACTGAAGATGAAAAAGAAGAATTTCTAAAAGAGTATGAGGAGTGGTTAAAAGACCAAGATAAAAAAATGGAAGCAGCAGCAAATAGACAGAGAGAAGCAATGACCTTTGATGCACTTTCAAATTTTATGGAGAGAAGTAAAAGAGGTATACCTCCAGTAGACGAAAGAACAGGTCTCTATGGAAGGGCAAATCCAGATGTATTAGATGTTAATCTAAGAAAAAAAATAGCAGATGATATTTATTTACAAGGGGGAGCACAATTTTCACCAAATGGTGATCCGTATTATTCTGCAGGAATTACAAAAACTTTTAATAAAGGTGGCCGTGTAGGTTACAAAAAAGGAGGAACCGTGAAACCAAAAATAAATCCAAAAGATTATATTGTAAATTACAGCGATGGGACTAAACTATACAAGATTAATAGTTTCATTCGCGATGTTGCGAATCAAGTAGATTAAGGAGGTCTATATGCCAAACGTAAAAGGTAAAAAATACCCGTATACCAAAGAAGGTATGGCTGCAGCTAATAAAGCTCGCAGAGGATACAAACAAGGTAAACGTGTCACTAAAGCTAAAGGTGGCAAGGTTAACAAGAATAAATAATTATTGGTTCTAGGGGGAGATAATGGCTGCTTGTAAGCATTGCGAGCACGAATGCCACTGTGGTAATGGTGGTTCGTGTAGAACGGTCGAGTGTGACTGTATCAATTGCGAACACAACCCACTTGATGAATTTTGGAAACAACTAGGGAAAGAAGATGCCGCTAAATACAAAAGTAAAAAAAGCTATGGTAAAACTAAATAAACTGCTATATTCTGTGTTAGTATTAATACGGGTAATAAAAAGGTGATTTAATGGCAATAAGAGACATGAGAAATGGTCTAGGTGGTTTACCTCAAGGTAAAATGATGGCTGCTGGTGATGACGAAATGAGAGTACCAACAGACATGATAGATGATCCAGGTGGAATGTTTGATACAGATCCAATTGAGCTAAGAGAAGAACTTGATCGCGAAGGCACACTAAGAACTGCAGCAATGGAAGATCCAATGCTTGGTTTAGTTATAGAAGCTTATGATATGTTAAAAGATCAAGGACAACTCCCTAATGAATATCTTGGACCACAAGGTTTAGAAAAGTTTATTACGATTGAAGGCGAAAGAATTATTCAATCTATGCAACAACGAAATGAAGGTGCAGGAATAGCATCATTAAGGGCGTAACATGCCAATAGACAGAGATATGCCTCTAAAAGAACAAATGAAGTTCGACATTAGAGCACAAGAAGTAGAATTCAACGAAGGTGATCCACAGTTAGACGCTGATGGTGGTGCAACTATAAATTTTGGTCCGGCCCAATCAATGATGGGTGGACATAATGAAAACTTAGCTGAACAATTAAGTGATGGTGATCTTGATGTAATAGCAAGAGAACTTTCTGATGCCTATGATGGTGATAAAGAATCACGTGGTGATTGGTCATCGACTTATGCTGAGGGGTTAGATCTACTTGGAATGAAGTATGATGATCGTACATCCCCCTTTCCTGGAGCATCAGGTGTATCACACCCTTTACTTGCAGAATCAGTTACACAGTTTCAAGCACAATCATATAAAGAATTATTTCCTGCCGGTGGCCCTGTAAAAACACAAATCATGGGAGCAACTAACCCACAAGTTGAATCTCAATCGAGCCGTGTTAAAGAATTTATGAATTTCCAACTCACCCACGTCATGGAGGAATACGAGCCCGAACTTGACCAAATGCTATTTCACCTACCCTTGTCAGGTTCGGCGTTCCGTAAAGTTTATTTTGATAATACATTAGGTAGACCTGTTGCTAAATTTGTATCATCAGAAGATCTAGTAGTTCCTTACGATTCAACAGACTTAATGACATGTTCTAGAATTACCCACGTTGTAAAAATGATGGCCAACGATCTACGGAAGTTTCAAGTTACAGGATTTTACCGTGATGTAGAAGTTGGCAATCCACCAGATGATGATCCAAGCGAAGTACAAGAAAAAATAGATGAGATATCTGGTAAGAAAAAAGTTTACACAAAAGATGACATTTATACTTTGTTGGAAATTCATACTAACTTAGACCTTCCAGGTTATGAAGATGCCAATGAGGCAGGCGAAGAAACTGGAATTAGTTTACCGTATATTGTAACTATTGAAGATAATTCCAATAAAATTTTATCTATAAGGAGAAACTGGGCTGAAGGTGACCCACTTAAAATTAAAAAACAATATTTCGTACATTATAAATTTTTGCCAGGTCTTGGCTTTTATGGTTTTGGTCTTATTCATATGCTTGGTGGTCTCACAAAAACCGCAACCTCTGTATTACGACAGCTTATCGACGCAGGCACACTCGTCAACTTACCAGCCGGCTTTAAAGCTCGTGGGCTTAGAATACGTGATGATGATCAGCCATTAGTACCAGGTGAGTTTAGAGATGTTGATGCACCTGCAGGGGATATTGCATCTTCACTAATTACTCTACCTTACAAAGAACCATCACAAACTTTATTTAACTTATTAGGTTTTGTAATTGACAGTGGTAAATCATTTGCTGCTGTTGCTGATATGAAACTTGGCGAAGGTAATGAAGTTAATCCTGTTGGTACAACTATGGCATTACTAGAGCGTGGAATGAAAGTTATGTCTGCGATTCATAAAAGAATGCATTCAGCTCAAGGAAAAGAATTTAAATTACTTGCACAATTATTTGCAGAAACATTACCACCAGTTTATCCATATCAAATTGTTGGTGGTAACCAAGCTGTTAAAGCACAAGACTTTGATGCACGTATTGATGTAATACCTGTATCTGATCCAAATATTTTTTCAGTTACACAACGTGTAACACTTGCTCAACAACAATTACAATTAGCACAAGCTGCACCTGAAATGCATAACGTACATGAAGCTTATAGAAGAATGTATGAAGCAATGGGTGTTCAAAATATTGAAGCAATGTTACCTCCACCTCAAGAACCACAACCAAAAGACCCAGCAACAGAAAATGCTGAGATGCTTGCAGGTATGCCGGCACAAGCGTTTCAAGGACAGAATCATGATGCTCATATCGAAGCACACTTTGCTATGATGCACAGCACAATTGTAAAACAAAGTCCGGTTGTAATGGCAAACTTACAAGCTCACATTATGCAACACATATCACTTAAAGCTCAAGAATCAGTACAAGCAGAAGTTCAACAACAAATGCAGCCAATGCCACCTGAGCAACAACAAATGATGCAACAACAAATGATGATGGAAATGCAGTCACGAGTTGCAGAGCGAGAGTCAGAACTTATTGCAGAGTTTGTAGCAGAGTACGAAGATTTACTTAAAGATTCTGCGGCTGATCCATTAATTGATTTAAAACGTGATGAGCTAAAAGTTAGAGAACAAGATATGGTTAGAAAAGGTAAAGAAGCTAATCAGAAACTTGGTCTTGAAAAAAGAAAACTAGATACTAATACTAAA